CAGCATACACACTGCCCAATGCTGCTACACCTTGTAGCCCAGCCTGAAGTGTTGCGGAGTCTATTCCAAGTGCTCTGGATGTCTGCTCAACAAACTTAGATGAAGGTGTTGGTGTTGTTCCGTTACTGGAAGAGGGTCCATTGATTACTCTACCAAGTAAACTACCTAATGTGGATCCACCTTGACCAGTGCCAGAAGTAAACCCAGTGAAGTCTAGGGTACCCCCATTCAATAAGGATCCCAATAATTTGGTCAGGCCAGAGGCTAGGAAGTCCTTAGCCATCTGTTTCCAAAGGTTCTTGAAGAACTCCCCCATGTCCTCGCCTTCGATTACCGCGTCGATGATGCTAGTGCTGAACTCCTCTATGGCGGTATTAACCTCTTCTATACCCTCCCTTTGGTCGATGAACCTTGCCTGATCGGCAATCAGGTCTGGGTACTTTTCCTTTACCTTCTCAATAGATATCTTATACTTGTCGGCAAGTTCCACCAGTGTTTTGTATACCTCTGCGGCGGTCTCTCCTTCTGTTGCTGCGGTACGCTGTATGTCCAGCTGATCCTGTTGGCTTCTGCTCAGTTCTCGCAAAGCCTCCTCTACCTGATCGTAAACAGCGCCACTATCCTCCATAGCGGTCTGGGTCTGTTCCTGCGTCAGCTTAAGATCTTTTAGCTCTTTCTCATACTTGTCGATATCAAGTTTTCCTTCGCGGTACTCCTTGTTCAAACGCGCTGTCTCAGCGACCACATCGGGTACAATCCCCATGTGATCGTTATACTGATCCTTAAGCTTATCAAGCTTTACGCTATACTGACTAACCTCCTTACCAGAATTCTCATGAGCCTCCGTCATATCCCCAATAGCTTCTACGAGTTCCCTTTCTTTCTTCTCTAGTTCCTCTACGGAGGTCAGGACAACTTTCTGTTTTTTAAGTTTTCCGTTAAGCGCTTCTTCGAGTTTTTTTATCTCGGCCGCAACGAGTTTTTGTCCCTCAGCCTCATCGCCATAACCCTTTATGCCCTCTTTCTGTATCTTACGCCAACGGGCAAGCTCCTCCCTCAAACCAACCCTCTCTTGTAGCTGGGTTTGTATGGAGTCCTTTAGCTTGGTGATAGCTACTTCTTCTTGTCCAACTCCCGCAATGAGGGCTATCTGTGTCTTCTGTAAGTTCTGCCACTGGCGGAACTTTTCGGCATTAAGCCTTATTAACTCTTCCTCTGCGTCGGCAAGTATCCTTGCCGCAATGGACTGGTTACCGTAGGCGGTATCAATCTCATCCCTTGTGCGAGCCTGCTTAACCAGTGATTCGGCAAGTTCCAAACTGGCGGCGGCCGCATCTCTCTGTGCTAGCGCATCCTGTTGCGCAATAATTATTCCTACCTCTGTCTGCTCAGAACGCTTATCAATCTCTTGGATTGTCTGCTTCAGTACCTCTACTGCCTGCTTGCCCGCCTCAGTTCCTCCATTCACTGCCTGCTGCCAGTCGAGTTCTGTTTCAAGTTCCTGTTTTTTTGCCTGCAGGTGGCCAAACGATAGGTCTGTTAGAGAATCTATATTAGCCTTTAATTGGTCTGTTGAGGCCACCGTTAGATCAATAGCGTCTGCAGAGTCTCGGAACAAGAGGTACATTCCTGCCATCTGGGCAGCAACTAAAGCGATCCCTAGAGGACCCCCTAGGAAGCCTATGGCCTTACCAAAGATACCAACCTTTTTGGCATTCTGCTCAAGGTTTTTCCCAAGGGCTGTGTTTGCGGCGCTTGCTCTTGTGGTTGCGAGTGTTAGCTCATCCTGTGCCGCACGAAGGGCTTTGGTGGCGGCCATCTCTTGTATTCTTAGAGCCTTTAGTCTGGCGTGAGACAGCTCCAGTCCTTTGGCACTTATCTGGGCTTTAAGGCGAACCTGCTCAAGTCTAACCTCTGCTATAACTGCTTGGCGAGTCTGGTTAGCTGAGTAGAGAGTTTGTGAAGCTTTGATCCTCTCGGAGTTAGCTGAGGCATTCGCAACCACAGCAGACTCTAGCTCTGCAGCATTCCTTATCTTTATGTCGGCGGTCTGCGCTTTTATTGCTGCCCTGTAATCACCAAACGCCTGAACTTGGTTTAGTATCACAGACTTTATTTTTAGCGCTGTCAGTGCGCCCAGTGATAGTGCAAGCACATCTACGTTGTCGGCGGCCAAGCCTATGACATCAACCAGTTGGTCTGTTATCTCAAACTTCTTGTTTAGGTCGGCAACACCCGATACCAGAACATTCTGCAATCTTTGTATTGCATCACCAAAGGTGACTGGTATTGTGTTGAATTGATCCCTGATCTTCGGGGCAGACTTCTCTAGTGCGTCTAGTATTAGCTCTGTTGTCAGTTTGCCCGATATAGATAGGGCCCTTAACTCAGCCTGAGTGACACCCGCGCCATCTGCGATCGACTGCATAAGTCCCACAGCGTTCTCAGATAGTGACCTGAATTCGTCTCCCCTGAGGAGACCCGAGCTTAGCGCTTGGCTAAGCTGCAGTAGTGAGGAACTTGTTTCTTTGGCTGTCGCGCCACCAATCTTTAGAGACTTCGATACGAGCTCTGTTATCTCGGATAGGGCTAGGCTTCCAGAGGAAACATCGCCCAGTCTTTGTGCTAGTCGAACGTAGAATGAGGTCGTTGCCTCTAGACTGGCGCGAGAATCTTGCGCCACAGAGAACAGTTCCCTCTGTGTGGAGACTAACTCCACCGTGCCAGAGGTAACTAGTCTTAGGCGGCCCTCTAGTAGAGTCATAGAGTCTGCTGCTTGTATAAACTCCCGAGCCACTAGACCTATCGTTATGCCCCCAAACGCCCTTCCTAGGGCGGTCGTGGCTCGGGCAGACACCTGCAAGCTAGAGTTGTACTTATCTAAGGATTTCTGACCCTTACGCGAGCTCTCATCTAATCGTCTTAGGGCGTTACTGGAACCGTCCGCAGCGCGGACCATGCCAGTATTGTCGCCAGTTAGTTTTAGAAGGTGCTCGTAGGTAGTTCTAGCCATGTTTTGCTCTTAAAAATGCCCTTTCTATTATTTGTAGGTCTGCCATGAGATCTTTTATCTGGTCTTTCTCATAGAAACAGTTTAGGTGCGTCATGACACCCGTGTAGTCGAGTCCCGTGGGAGCTACTATATTCCCAGAAACGTATCTGAACTGGGTCTCGACTTCCTGAAACAGGTTGTAGACGGGTACGTTCTCTACGTAAAGCTCGCAGTTCTTTACCGTCCCCCTCTCAACCTGCTGGGCTTTATACGTTTCCTCGTCGGCGCCCATAAGGACAGCCTCTTCTAGTTCCGTATCAAGTTCTTTTTCAAGTTTTAGGTTTACAGCCGACCCCGCCAGATAGCGGCCGACCTCTATTAGTTTTTTATTCGTGCCCCTGTTGCGTTCCAGAGTGCATTATCTGCAGCGCGTAAAAATGCGGGGTGTTTAAGTATCAGGCGCAGATCTCGTTTAGAGAAAGGAACCTCCTTACCGTCCTCATCAAAAAGATCTGACCAATCAACGATCTTATCGATAAGTACCTCATTACTTTCCTTGTTGAGGGCTGTTATCTTCTTGTCTAGCTGGGCTCTTTCAGCGTCCTCCGCAACAATCTTCTTGTTCTCCAGATCGCGTGCTTCGAGTGCTCTCGCCTGAGCGTCCTTAACTATCTTCTCGAGGCTATCTCGGTCTAGTCTTTTAAACTTGAGTGTGAACTCAACCACATCCTCACCGATCAACTCCACCGTTACGGGGATATTTACATGCTCCTCGAAACCTTTAATTTTTAATCTGCTCATAATAATTACCGTTTACCGTTTATGACCGTATAAAGGTTGGGGAGTGTGTCACGGTCAACAACACACTCCCCACACTATGCTACTTATACAGCAGCATAGAAACCAAAGTCGAAATCATTATCCTGAACTTCAATCTGGGCTTGGACGCCAACACTGCCGTCCTCTAAATCAACCTCTTGGACATTCATCATCTTGCCAGTTGCGTTGATCTTAAAGATGTGTCCTACCCGAGTATCGATACTTAGTACCAGAGGGTAGTAGTTTGCATTAACGTGATCCTCAGCCCACTCGAATGGGTTACCAACTGTGTCGAAATCAAGTTGCTTGAAGGTGATATCGATTACGATCTTCTCTTCTTGCAGGACGATGTCATCGCAGTTAGGCTTGTCGATCGGAACAACCGTCCAACCCGTTGATGGTATATTGAATGCGTGTGTACACAGATCCTCACCATTGAAGGTAAGTGTGTTTGTGTTACCATTAGTGAATGTCACTGGTGAGACAGTCAGGGCTGGGATAACCGTGCCGAGTGGTGTGCTTGTTACATCCACTGGTCGCTCATAGACACCCGTCATATCGGTCACAACAAACTTTGGACGATCATCACTGAGGCTTATACCTAGCTGACCGCGAGCGTTGTATGTGTCGTAGCGATAAACCCTGAAGTCGGAGGCGCCATTGACACCTACTGTTCGCACCATACCTAGTGAGGCAACATCGATATTAGACCGATCTGAGGGTGTAAAAACAACCTCACCAGTTGTGGCAACATCCATATCATACCCACATGCTCGGATGGTATCAGCCATTGGTGGCGGATCTATTTCGCCAGCACCAGCATCGCCACCACCAATCAAGTCTGCTTCGAAGCTGAACTTGTTGTAGAAGGTCTTGTGTCTTTCAACCGCATTACGGCCAGTGCCGCCATCATAATCAATGGTTGTGGTCTCGCCGTCATAGATACTGGCATTAAGGTTCGAAGTGCGTAGAATATCTGCAGCGTCAAATGTTTCCTTGGTGCCTACTACGGCCTGATTTTCAACATAGATCGCTTTCGATTTTGCGTTGATACTAATTGTCATCGTAAATTACCTCATCTGTATTTTCAAAAGCGTCAGCTTCATTTGGCTCATCCACTGCTTCCGCAGGGGATTCTTTTAGTACTACTTGGTTCTCGGTTGGTAGGCCGCATGTTTCGCAACCATTAGATCCCTCTTTAACGAGTTCCCCTTTTTCGTTTCTGTAGATTTTTGGCATCAGCAGCCTCCTAGTGTGTATGTTCGGTAAAGGTCGAGCCACGCTATGTGTGGTCCCCTTATGTGCTTTATCTCACCCCCATGCCAGAGCATTGGGGCAAACTGTATGTCCGTCTCTTCTGGGTGTGGTTGTCTTCCCCTGAAGACAGAATGGGTGTGTCTTCTGGCCTCCCTTAGGAACTCGGCTCTTGCTATGATGGTTAAGCCAACAATTTGGTTTGCGGCCTGATCCGTGGATCCATCAAATGTTTCACCCTTTGGATCCTCTGTGTAGGGCATCATGAAACAGGCTGGGATCTCTTTGAACTCAGACTCTGTCGCCTCCATGAAGTTTGCAAGCTCATAGACCTTGAAGTACTTAAGCATCTCTGAGTTAGTTTCTTCTTGGAGCTTATAGGCATCTAACATTATTTAATTCCTAGTTTGCGCTTAAACCTGTAATTGAATCGGCTCTCAAAGGTCGTTTGCATCATGTGCTTTAGCTCGGAGTCATCACTTGCGTACCTAACCATCTCTGGTATCGCTATCGTCCTAAGTACCTTGATCTTCGACTTCCTGCCAGCGTACTTTGGTGATGCCGCCTCTTTTGCCGATAGCCTCTTCCATATTAGGGGGCCATAACGCTCTATCCTAAAGCCGCCCTTAACTAGTTTAGTGCCGCCAG